AGATTACAATCTAACCCAGTGTAAACAAAACTTTATTATTAATAATATTATTGTTCCTGAGGAAATAGTAAAAAACCAATTAAATATGTTTAAAAAATATGGAGTAGAATCAATACAGAAAGGCAATAAGAATTATAAAATATGAGCCACAAAGAGAAATTAAAAAAGCATTGGGTAGATAAAGGTTACTTTGTAATTAATCTGATAAAAATAACGCCTATTGGTTTACCGGATTACATTTTTTTAAAACCCGACCACGTTGTATTTGTGGAATCAAAAGAAGGAAAAGATAAGTTATCGCCACTCCAAAAAATATGGCTAAAAAGGCTTACAAATTTTGGATTTGACTGCTTTATTAATTATGAAAAATATGAACCATGAAAATACCCACCAATCCCCACCAAACATACACAAGTCCAAAAGGGCGACAATTCAGGGTAATATCGGTTGAAAAGATACCAAACACCGAGAAATGGATAGGACGTGTAGAGAAATGGCACTGGATAGCCACTATTAAAATGCTGGATAACGGGGAAATAAAAAAAATTGAATGCGATTATAATGATAATGTTATTAAAATAAACAAATACAGGGAATGAGTGTAGGAATACCATACATGGGGAGTAAAAGAAAACTTGCTGGAGCGATTGTTTCTGAAATTGTTAACAGGCATCCCGAAGCAACAATGTTTTTTGATTTGTTTGGGGGCGGTGGTGCAATTTCTTTTGAAGCCCTTAAATATCCACATCTAAAAGTGCATTATAATGAATTGAATACTTCTATTTATTCCCTTATAAAATACCTAAGAGATAGCAATGAAATGGATGAGCGTTTTTATGATTGGGTTTCAAGAGATGAATTTTTTAGGCAATTGGAAGGAAATGATTGGTATGCTGGCTATGTAATGAGTTGCTGGAGTTTCGGTAATAAGCAAAATACCTACTTGTACGGACGTGATATTGAAGAACAGAAACGCCTTGCACACGAGATAGTAGTCAACCGATGCAATGAAAGTGCTGAAAAATTAGGCTTTAAAGAACTTTCATTGTTCGATATACAAGACCTGCACACAAGAAGAAAGGTGTTTTGTAAATTTTATAAAGAAAAAATACAATCACTTGGTTATTTAGAGCATATACAAAGACTACAGGAGTTGGAAAGACTACAGGAGTTGGAAAGACTACAGGAGTTGGAAATGACTAACCTATCCTACCAAGATGTATTAATTCCAAAAGGCGCAATTATCTATTGCGATATTCCATATAAAGGAACTGGAGAGTATAAAGAGGGAGGTTTTAACCACGCTGAATTTTATAAGTGGTTTGATAAAATTGAAAATCCCGCATATTTAAGCGAGTATAACGCGCCATTTAAAATAATCGCCCAACACTCCCATCGAAGTACTTTAAGCGCAACAAATAATAAAAGAAAGGTAAAAGAACGTCTTTTTTGGAACGGAAAAGGTGTTGTCAATGAATATAAACTCTTTTAATATGCAAACAAAAACACAATCGGTAATTTAAACAAATAATGGAAGAACTGAAAATAATGTACGATGCCTGTTGCCGTGCGATTGGCAATAACTTGGGAACAAAAGTAAGAAACAATGAATTGGCTTATGCAAGGTTTGTGTATTTCCACAATGCCAAAAAAATGTTCCCCACAATATCAAACCAAAAGATAGGATCGATTGCAGGGGGAAGGGATAACGCAACGGTAATACACGGTATAAAAAGATATGGAGAGTTAAAAGGATATTCGGATTTTGACGATATAAGAAAAACGATTGAGTTAGAACTCGATACAACGCCAAAATGCAATAAGACCGAGACCAGACAGGAACGCGAGATTAGATATTTATACGCTAATAAGGCCCGTCTGGAAAAGCAGCTGGAAATACTATCAAAAAGAATAGATAATAGCGAAGTTGAAAAGGATATATTAAACCTTTTCAATTCCGTTCCAAAAGATAAATTGAACGATTTCAAAGAAACAAGACTTAAACCATATCTAAAAATGAACGCGTTATGAAAATATTAAACCTTTATGCTTGTCTTGGAGGTAATAGAGCAAAATGGGATGAAGTCGCAAAAGAAGCTGGAATTGAAATACAGGTTACAGCCGTCGAACTTGACCCCGAACTTGCAAGGCTTTACAAAGAGCGTTTCCCTAACGACATTGTAATTGTTGCGGATGCTCACCAATATCTCCTGGACCACTACAAAGAATATGATATTGTTTGGAGTTCGCCACCTTGTCCGAGCCATACAAGAATAAATATTTCTCAAAAAACAAGAAAAAATTGGAAGCCGAAATATCCATCAATGATGCTTTATGAGGAAATACTTTTTTTACAACATTTTTATAGTGGAAAATATATTGTTGAAAATGTTATTCCATATTACGAGCCATTAATACCAGCTAAAAAAAGACATAGGCATTTGTATTGGACTAATTTTAATCTACCAAATACATTATCAAAACGTAATGGAAATGGTTTAATCGAAAAAGGAACTATAAAAGATTTATGTGATTTTCACGAAATAGATATTTCAAGTTATAAAGGAAAACAATCAAAAACTAAGATAGGTAGAAACTTAGTAGACTACGAAGCCGGAAGAACAATATTACAAACCGCTTTAGGCGTAATGTCAAAACAAAACACCGAACAACTAACATTCAAATTATGACAAAACAACTAAATTTCGCAGAATGGATGGCAAACACAGTAAAAAGCATCCACTATTCAGATAACGAACAAATGGAACGTGCCTTTGAGAGATTGGAGGAGGGGGAGGGTTAGGAATGTTTTTCGATGTATTCCATAATAGCCACCTCAATAGCATTGTTAACGCTTCGGTGTTGTTTATCTGCAATAGACTTAATGCCGTCAAGGTTTTCTTGGTCGATTTTTATAGAGTAAGGAACTTTTATAGCCATAATGTTATTTTTCACAAAGATACTACAAAAGATTTTAATAAAAAAACAAAGTATTTGTTTGGTAGTATAAAAGTAATACCGTATCTTTGAAGTATCAAAACGAAACAATAACTAAATATTATAATTATGACAACTTCAACAGCAATCGAATTAGCAGGAAACAAAGGAATAGCATTTTCAAAAGGAAGAGATTTTAAAGGATATGAAATGTGGACTAAAAAAGACGGTGTAGTTGCTCTTACATCTTTTCACGGAACTTGGGGAATGTTTACTAAATATTTAAAAGAGATACAGTAATGGAAAATAAAAATGAAGCAATAAAAAGAGCATTCTTTCTAATCAAGCAAATTGAAAAGAAGGAAAGCTCTTTTGAAAAAGTTAAAGCGCTTGGACATGTTAATGGTTCTGATTGGAATAGGTTTGAAAATTACGATACAATTTTAACTCGTGAAGATATTGGAGAAGCAAATAAATTGCTAATAAAATTTCTAAGTAATAAGATTGAAACAAGGGTGTTTAATTACGAAAAAGAATTAGAGTGTATCGCTGTATATAAAAAGATTTAATTGCCAATATGATTCAATCAAACAATCTAAAACAGATATTATGAAACGACTTCAAAAATATTACATAGTTGGTGATTATTGGATAGATTTAAGTATTTCTTCTCACAATGCGATTTTTGATTTTTGGATATGCAGGGATAAACACGTATGCGTTGGAGATAAATTCCCCTTTTGGAATTTTAGGCTGTCCATATTAAAAATGGAAATAAGTGTTCACCCGAATATATTTTAACAAACTTAAAAATATGTATTGGAATTGGATTAATGTCTTCAACTACGAAAGATTTGTAGGAAGTTTTTACACCGATAAATCAAACCGAGAAGAAGTCGTAAAAAAAATTAATGAAAAATATGGTCAAGGTCAATGGACGAGATTTACTTCCGAGTAGCTTCTTAGCTGACCGCTAACGCATCTGGGCTATGATTTCGGCCGTAATGATTTACCGAAACTTTGACTTTATAAATGACTAAACAAAATACAATACTAACCTTGACACTTGCACTAATTAAGGCTGAAATATAGCCGTTGTTGTGCAACGTTTTTATACACTAATTATGGAAAAGAAGAATTGGAAAGACGTAATTTAAAAATAATTTAATATATTTGCTAAACACCCCCAACCCATCGATGAAAAGACCAACTAAGGATATACGCTTTTTAAGTTGCGTGGGGGTTTAATGAAATAGTAGGATAGAGCAGATGGTCAGCTCGCTTGGATCATAACCAAGAGGCCGTGGGTTCGAATCCCTCTCCTGCCACAACCCTTAATTAATGTGAAGCCGTGCAAAAGTAGCTTACGTGTATGACTTTCGGTGTAGAGGCTAAACCGATGACATCTTGGAAAGAATAGTGATACGACAAGACGGACGGGAATTTGAGACACTAAACGGCAAAATTGCACATAATTGAAGTTAGGGGCGTGAAATTGAGTAGCGCCCCTTTATTAAAAAAGTTTATGAAAACCAAAACAATATACCGTTCCTCAATAACAGGAAAGATAGTAACCGAGGAGTTCGCAAAACAAAACCCAGATACCACAGTTACCGAAACAATATTGAACCACAGGGATATTTTAAAGGACTTCTGCGACTTCTTAGAAGAACAAGGCAGACCAATAGACTACAGTTTAATTGATGAATATTTAAAACCCGTTGAACCCTAAAAACTGGAGTAATAAGGATAACGTGAAATGGACTAACATTTCAATCTCCATTTGCGGGGATAAAGACTTAGCCCAAGATATTCTACAAGAAGCATATCTAAGAATATTTGACAAAGAAGAAGTAAATAATCGCTATATTTACCGAACAATATTAAACCTATTCATAAATCATTGCAAGGAAAAAAAGAATGTTAGGTTAACGGAAAAGATCCAAATAGAATGCAACCAAAGATATTTCGAGCCAACAGATGAAGAGGACAGGATTTTAAAAAGAATAGATCAACTTGAATGGCATAAAAAAGAACTGTTAAACGAAAGCTATGACAGGTCTTTAAGGGAAATAGAAAGGGAGTACAATATCAATTACGGTTTTGTATTCAGGGAAATAAAGAACGCTAAAGAATTTATATTAAATGGCTAAAAAAAAGAAAGTAACCATCAAATCGGGCGGTGTTGGAACTACAATCGCAAAGGCAATCAAAGCAACGGGATTAGATACATTCGTAAACGGTAAAGACTGTGGTTGTGAAGAACGTGAAGCGAAATTAAACAAATTGCTCCCTTACCGTTTCAAGGCAAGGTGTATGACCGAACAGGAATACAAAGACTGGAAAGCCTTTCAACAAAACAGGACTTTAAAATTAAGTTGGGATGAAATATTATTTGTTTGCAAAACACATTCAGATATATTCAATAGGCAGTACTGGAAACCTGATTGCTTAAATTGCCAAGGAACTATCAAAGTGCTTATTGAAATGATAAAGAAACTGGATTTGGTTTTTGAACAATATGAAAAGTAAAATCAATTATTGATTTCTATTGATTATGGATAAGAGAAAATTTAATGGTGGAAATAGCACAAAATCAAAAGGAGTAGATAAACGTAAAAACAATTATAAAAATGCTCTTGAAGATGCTTCTACAATAGAAGATGTTGTTTCTGTTTTGAAGTCCGTAAAGAAACAAGCCCTTGAAGGTGATCTACAAGCATCTAAATTATTCTTAGCTTACTACTTAGGCAATCCAACAAGCACAACAGATATAACAACCAACGGCAAAGACATAAATATATCACCTATTGAATGGGTGGAATAAAATTACATAAAGCCTACCAACCTTTAATCACTTCTAAAAAAAGATACTTTCTTTTAACAGGTGGTAGGGCTTCTCTTAAATCTACAACGATACATGACTTTGCTTCACGATTAACCTACCAAAAAAATCAAGGTATATTGATAACAAGATATACAATGGCAAGTGCGGAGAAATCAATTATTCCAGAGTTTGAAAATTCAATAGGACTTAATGGAAGTAATGTAGATTTTAGAAAGTCAGGAAACAAATACACAAATATTCACACAGGTTCTTTTATTCTCTTTAGCGGAATAAAAACGAATCAAGGAGACCAAACAGCAAACCTTAAATCACTTGCAGGAATAACGACTTGGATAATAGACGAGGGGGAGGATTTTAGAGATGAGGGAACTTTTGATGATATTGATGATAGTATTCGTGGAAGCGTAACACAGAATAGAGTTATATGGGTTCAGAACCCAAGCACTAAAGAACACTTCATTTATAAACGTTGGCTGGAAGGTTATACTAAACCAATACAGATTGAAGGGGAACAGGTTTTAATATCAAACCATCCTTCGGTTGAAGCTATACATACAACTTATCATATTGCTGAAAGAATGGGTTATCTCTCACAATCCTTTTTAGATAAGGTTAATGAGATTAAAATAAAAAATCCTAAGAAATATCTTCATAAGTATTTGGGCGGCTGGCTTGAAAAAGCCGAGGGGGTTGTATTCGAGAATTGGAAATTTGGAAAGTTTAACCCCGATGGGTTACAAACATCCTGCGGGATGGACTTTGGATATTCCATTGACCCCGATACTCTGACCGAGGTCGCAATAGATAAAAAGAAAAAGATTATCTATGTTAAGGAACATATCTATTCAAAAGGCAATAAAACATCTGACCTATCAAAAATGATACTCGCAAGGGTAGGAAGGAAACTTATAATTGCCGATAGTGCCGAGCCGAGATTAATAGATGACCTTTCGGATGCTGGGGTTAATATACAGGCGGTCAAGAAGGGAACTATTGAAAGCGGTATAACACGGATGCAAGACTTTCAAATTATAGTTGAGGAAAACAGCCACAACATAGCTAAGGAATTTAATAACCACGTTTACGCAGATAAGACTTCAAATCTGTATGTTGATGACTGGAATCACGCAATAGATGGAATTAGGTACAATGTAACCTATCATTTGGACGGGGCATTTGGAATAGAGATTTGGTAAATAACAAAAAACCTTTTAATTTGTTTATTAAGTATGAAGATTACATTACCAGAACATATTGGAGATATAACTCTTGACCAGTACCAAAGGTATCATAAACTTTGTTTAAGGGAAGATTTAAGTTTGTTCAATTTTAATACCCGAAAGATTGAGATATTCACAGGATTAAATCATAGACAAGTAAAGGACATATCCCACAAAGACTATTCAGAGATTGTCGAGCAAATAGACAAAGCAATGGATGAGGCAACGCCATTTAAAAACCTGTTCACAATGAATGGAATTGAATATGGATTCGTTCCCAATTTGGATAAGATAACCACAAGGGAGTTTGTGGATTTATCAACTTCGGGAGTTGAAGTGGAAGAGTTGCACAAGACAATGGCGGTGCTATTTAGGAAGGTTACAAAGAAAGATTCCTTTGGTAACTACCAAATAGAATATTACGCAGGAACGGAAGAAAAGGCAGAGGTTATGAAAGCTATGCCAATGAGCATTGTAAATGGTGCATTGCTTTTTTTTTTTGCAATATAGCGAGGGAATTAAGTCAAAATATCCCGAAATTTATTCATCGGGAACGAGCGAGGGAGATGGCGCATTAAGCTACTTCGAGAAGTGGGGATGGTATGCAACCATTTACGCACTGATGAAGCCTATGCGAATGACAATGGAAAAGATATTGAATAAAGATGCTGGTGAAACATTGTTATTCTTAGCGCATTGGTTGGATAGGCAAAAGTTTATGGCAAGCCAAAGAAAAAAGAAACCCGGTACAACAACAACGCAGTTATGAGTTTAAACCAATATACCCAGCTACTATATTACATTAAATATCTTGCTGAACAGGATAGTTATATAAAGACTGTTACAAAAGATGCGGATGATTCAATTGATTTGGACAAGGGAAATATATTCCCGATGCTTAATATTGATATTATTTCAGGAAGTTTTACCAATGGGCAAACGGTCAAGTTTAACGTAACCTTAGCCTGTTTGGATATTAGGGATATTAATAAGGAAATCAACACCGATAAGTTTTGGAAGCAGGACAATGAAGTGGACAACCATAACGAAACACTTGGCGCATTGAATAGGATATGGACTTCAATGTATCGGGACTTTGAAAGCAATGATATTACGGCAAGCGAAAACCCGCAACTAACAAAGATAACCTATTCTGGGGTTAATTTATTGGATGGATGGGAGCTTACTTTTGATGTTGAAATGCCTAACACAACACTTTCTTTATGTCCGTAAAACAGGAAATAGATACCTTTTGGCTCAATGTTATTTCAGCAGCTCGCAACAATCTAAGTAAAAAGAATGCAAGTGGGGCGTTAAGCAATTCATTAAAGGCTGAAACAATTCAATACAAAAACAGTTTCACTACTTCCCTTTTAATGGAAGACTACGGTATCTATATAGATCAAGGGGTTAAGGGAGTAGGTGGCAAAAAAGCCGACGGTACGAAATGGAAAAGAAAAAGCGTTTTTGGAAGCCGTGAAAACTTTAGATATAAAAACAAACGCCCACCCTATATGGCATTTAACGGATGGAGTATAAGAAGGGGAATTGCGCCAAGAACAAAGAGCGGAAAGTTCCAGAAAAGGAAAGGGATTTTGTTTGCGTTGGCTAATTCTGTTTATCACACGGGTTTGGAAACAACGCATTTTTTAACAACGCCCTTTGAATATTACTTTAAGCAATTGCCCGATGACATTGTGGAAGCATACGCTCTTGAAGTCGAGAACCTATTAAAACTAAGTTTAAAATGATACGATCACTTTCGCCCCATTATATTGAAACACCATTTGTTAACCCTGAAACAGGTATTACTTGTGATGCATATATTTTAGATGTTTTTGTTTGGAGTGGGGAAAAACTTTCACCGCCTGCCGACCCAGAATACACATACACTATCCCCAACCCATCGGCAAGCACAGGAACAAATAAAGTAAACATTGCAAGGGTAGTGGATGACTTTATAGAATTTACACCACAAATAGCAACCACAACAAGTGTAGTAGATGGGGTTAATTCAGCGTGGGTAAAAACACAGGTAAGATACAAAACCGGGGAGATATTCACTGATGCCCAACAAAAAGTAACCGAGCTAATGACGAGAAGTTATTACTACGGAATGGATGATCAAAGTTTAGTTTATCCGACGTTGAGATTATCGGGTACTGATTTTAAGGTAAGGAACAGAGGGCTTTTTTGTATTCCGTTATTGGTAAGCGAAACACAGGATTCAGAGGTAACAGTTATTTCATATCCAAACGATGTGATAAACGAAACATTCAGCATTCCGGCAACAACCGATTCAAATAAACTGGTTCGCAATGTTTGGGTATCTATTCCGCAGATGGTTTCGGGTTCTTATATTGAAGTAAACCATAACTTTATTTCGGAAGATTCAATAGGTATTACGTTGTTGGTTACGGACGAATGGAAATACAGCCCGATACAAATATTGTTTCAGAACAAATACGGATCGGAGCAAGTGGTTACATTCTTTAAAGAGCGTTCATCAAATATAAGTGTAACGTCTGAAAGTTTTGAAAGTGATAGGGGACAACCGATAGACGGAAAGCACCAATTTGTTACTTACAACGTACAAGGCAGGGAAGGATTTAAAATGAATAGCGGTTTCGTAAACGAGGCAACAAACGAAACATTTAAACAATTGTTTTTAAGTGAACGCCAATGGATAATTGAAGGGGAATTATTGACACCGATAAATATAAAATCCAAAGACCTGACCTATAAAACACAGTTGAAAGAAAAGCTGATTAATTACGAAGTGGACTTTGAATATTCGTATAATGAAATAAATAATATTTAAGCGGAAGCCGAAAAGCTAAAGAGTAGGCAATATATAAATATATAAACAAATGTACACATTGAGATTATTTAAAGACGTAAAAGAAATTGACAGAACACAAATCTATTTAGGGGACTCTTACCAAGTTGTTGGAGCTTCTGAGGAAGATAAAAAATTAAATGTAAAATATCGGGTATTTGGTAATTGGGATAAAATCACAAAGGATGGTATCTGCATTTATTATAATGATAATGCATTTATTATGACTGCGCTTGGAATGACTTTTGAAACACTAAACAGAGCAAGCGACTTTGTTGTGAAGGATTAATTAAAACAACCGCCCTTATTAATTTAGGGGCGGTTTAAAACAAAATATTTGATTACAACCCTGTACATAGCGAACCAAAGACTAGACCAGTTCAAGGATGAAAACGTTGAAGTGGTTTCTTCTGTTGTGGATATTAAGGACATTACAAAGAACACAACATCTTTCACAAGGACTTTTACCGTTCCCGCCTCCAGAAGAAACAATATAATCTTTAGACATTATTACGATGCCAATATCGACAATTCATTCGACGCACGTACAAAAGTTGATGGGCGCATAGATTTAGATGGCATTCCTTTTAAGATTGGAAAGTTTCGATTGCTAAAAGTAAGCGTTAAGAAAAACAAACCGAGTGCCTATACCATTAATTTCTTTGGCAACTTAGTTGACCTAAAGGACAAATTAAAAAATGACGAATTAAGCAGTTTGGACTTGTCCGCTTATGACCACGATTATGATTCAGCAACGGTACGTACAGGATTGGAATCTTCTTTATTTAGTGGGAATATAATTTATAATCTATTCGTAAAGAAGCAGTACTACATAAACCCAGCGGGAACGGATAACACACAAACTGAAAACCTTGCCAATATTTCTTATTTAGGCGGAGACGATGCGGGCGTTATTTGGAACGATTTAAGACCGAGTATTAGGCTTATCAAAATTATCGAGGCAATCGAAACAAAGTACGATATTGTTTTCAGCAGGGATTTTTTCGGCACGTCCGAGTTTACAAAACTTTTCCTTTGGTTAAATCCAGATAAAGAAAGACAACCGGGCGGGGATTCCCAAAGAGTTGATTTTGATTCAGGGGATAGTGATTATATGAACCTATTCACAGACACAGGAAGCTATCCCGTACAAAATACAAGTGGTTCAAATGACAGGGTTCGTTTCTTTATGAACTTTGAGGTGTTTCCGTCAACTGGCTACGAAGACATTGAATATAAGGTTTTGATGTATAGAGATGGGGAAGTGTTTCAGGAGAATACCTATACAGGGGATAGCTTGCAACAAACTGTATTGGCGTTCGATGGTGGGGAAATAACTTATTCCGTTTATTATGAAGTAATATGCACCCAACAATTTGTTTATGAGGCTACCTTAACGCAAAGGAGGAATAGTTCCGTACCGGGCGACCCACCAAATGAAATTTTCTACACATACGCATCCGCAAATACAATAGAGAGTGTTTTTATTCTATCGGAGGAGATACCAAAAATGAAGATTATAGACTTTTTAAAAGGTCTTTTCAATATGTATAAACTGGTGGTTATACCCCAAGATGACGGAACGTATTATATTAACGGACTTAACGAATATTACGATGCGGGAAGTGTTTATGACGTAACAAAATACATTGATTTTGAAAGTTTTAACGTTGCAAGAGGTGAGATATTGAATGAAATATCATTTAAATTCGCAGAACCAAGTACAATATTGGCGCTCCAGTTCAAAGAAAATACGCTTTCAGCCTATGGGGATGAGGAATTAAGGCTAAATGATGAAGATGGAAACCCTTTGGATGGGGATTCTTTGACCTTTACGCTTCCATTTGAGCAATTTGTTTATGAAAGATTGCCCGATTTACAGGATAATGTACTATCGGAGGTACAATATGCGGCTATAATCGGGGACGATTTGAGCCCTGCTAACCCGAAAGCCCATATTTTTTACAATCAAAACATAAGCTTAGTCACAAAACCAATAGGATTTATAGATGACAATGGCGATAAGCAGGAATTGAATGGATTTAATATACCTACGCATGTAGATTTTGTCAACTATCCCCAATACTCAACCACCTTTGGCAAGGAAATAAACGAATGGGATGGATCTGTTATTGAAAATACACTATATTCCAACCATTATCAAAGGTATATTGAATCGATATTCAATATAAAAAAGAGAAGTTTTAGCTATTCCGCAGTGCTTCCTTTGCATATCATATTGAAATTACAGCTAAACGATGTATTAAAGATCAAGGGAAATTATTATAGAATAGACAAATACAACTTTAACCTATTGACTGGCAAAACGCAATTGGAGCTTATCAATTCATTTGATGCGAGTATTGGGGGTGTTGTTGCCCCAAAATCATACTACACAGATTACACGGCAAAGACGGATACAATCTATGTTAGCAATTCAGAGGGTGCAACAATAGAAGAAATTAAAGCAGGGGCTGCAATAGATTTTACAACGATAACACAAACGGGAAATCTCTTAAATATTCAGTTTGATGAAAATCCAGATGCAGACGATAGGGGTGTTTATCTAAAAATCACAAATGAAAAGGGAAGCCAAACAATGTATATAAACCAAAGCGGACAATGATAACGGACATTTTAGAAATATTAAAGAAGTACCCATTGTATGGGATAGGGGAAAACATCGAAATAGCCAAAGGCAAGCACGAGTTAGTTACCGATTGGAAAAGTGTTAAAGAAAAAATAAGAAGAAAATGGCTATCACACGGGAAATAATTATTACGTCCAATATGGACACCGTCGCTAAGGATGCGGACAAACTTGCCACCAACTTAGATAAGGTTGATAAGGAGGGAAAGAAAGCCGCTAAGTCCGTTGATGACGTTGCGGGCAATGGTGGTGCTATTGCCATACTTGACAGCCTTACGGGAGGGCTTGCAACCCGAATGAAAGATGCTTTTGAAGCAACCAAGCTATTTAATGTTTCCTTAAAGGGAACTCGGACGGCTTTACTTGCAACGGGAATAGGTGCTTTTGTTGTTGCTCTTGGGTTGGTATTGGCTTATTGGGATGATATTGCAGAAGCTATTGACGGCACTAATAAAAAGTTGCAAGAGCAATTGGATACTTCCATTAAGATACAGGAAAGCATACGTTTACAATTATCACTTGCAGAAAAACAATTAGCACTTGCAGAAAAACAAGGGGGCGCAACTGAAAAGTTAAGACAACAAAGATTGGATATTCTTAACACGTTACGAAAAGAGAATGAACAAGAAATAAAGCTACTGGAAATACAGGCAGCTAAATTAAAGTCATCAGCATTTGAACTTACGACAAGGGAAAAGATTTTAAAGACTATATTAAACACCATTAGAGCAGGTGACGGTGATGCACTTATTTTAGAAAATCAACTTGAAGCGGCAAACAAATATAAGGAATTACAGGATGCTATAACAAAAGCCAAAGAAGAACAGGTTGATTTAGATTTGAAATTGTTCGACATCAACAACCCAAAGGGAACGGATAAAAAAGAAGCGACAGCCGAAAAGGATAATACAAAAATAGGCTTCGACGACTCCGTACAAAAGAGAATAGACGATGAAATAAAAGCAATAGAAGAAATTGCAAGAATACGCCAAGAGTTTGCAGATAAGAACCGTGAAGATGAATTGGTACAATCAGAAGTTGAAAGGGAAAGAAAACTATTGGAACTTGAAAACCTTGTAGCCGATGAAGTTTTCAAGCGTGAGGCTATTGCAGAGGTTAATAAATTCTATGATGACCAAGCGTTACAGATAGCACAGGAAAAAGCAGACAAAGAAGCCGAGATTGAAAAAGAGAAAAACGAAAAGATAAAGGCAGACGAGGAGCGTTTAAGGGATGCTAAATTTGCAATAGCAAACCAGACTTTAAATGTTCTGGGAATGCTTGCTAAAGAGGGGAGCGATTTATCAAAAGGAATAGCCGCAAGCCAAGCGACTATAAACACTTTTCAAGGGGTTGTTTCAGCACTTAGCACAACTTCGGTTATTCCAGACCCATTCGGAACGATATTGAAATTTGCCAACGCTGCGGCTATTGGGGTGGCGGGCTTTATAAACGTAAAGAAAATATTGGCGACCAAGCCAGTAACAAAAAGCGCAAGCGGTGGGGGTTCTGGAGTAAGCGCACCGCCAGCACCATCCTTTAATTTAGTAGAAGGTACTGGAAGCAATCAGATAGCAGATTCAATACAGGGAGGTCAAAAACCAATAAAGGCGTTTGTGGTTTCTTCCGATGTTTCAAGCAGTCAGGAAATGGATAGGAATATTGAAGGGAGTGCTACGCTTTAGCAGGCATTTTTATAACAACACACCCTTTATTTTGTTTAATAAGTATGATAACCTATCAAGCGACTTTTAATCCTGCAAAGAATGATGGCGTGTTCGGCATATCATTAGTTGACGACCCCGCAATGGAGGGGTTGTTTGTGGCTTTAAAAAATGAGCAAATCCAACTAAAGGAAATCGACAAAGAGCAACGTATCTTAATCGGGCTTGTTTTAGAACCCGATAAAAAAATATACCGCAACCAAGACGGGCAAGAGTTTAACCTTGTTTTCGATGCGGACACCATCAAAGAGCTTTCACACCACTTCTTTAAATCAAACTATCAAAAGAACAGCACCATTGAACACGAAAGCCCCATTGATGGTGTTACGTTTGTTGAAAGCTGGATAGTTGAAGATACAAAGATTGACAAGTCAGCTAATTTTGGTTTGTCATATCCCAAAGGAAGTTGGATAGCAACTATGAAAGTTGATAGCGACGATGTTTGGAACAACTATGTAAAGACAGGAAAAGTAAAAGGTTTTAGCGTTGATGCTATGATCGATTTAAAGCAAATTAATTTAAAAAGTGAAATAAATATGTCAGAAAAATTGGATTCATTTATGAAAGAGGTAAAAGCCTTTCTAGGAATGGAAAAAGAAATTAAACTTGGTTCGGTGGTTTCGGGAGATACTACCATTGAGTTTGAAGGCGAACAACTTGCAGCAGGAGTTCCTGTTTGGGTTATGGCTGATGATGGTACTAAAGTGCCTTTGCCTGTTGGAGATTATCCAATAGAAGACGGAAAGACACTTGTTGTTACAACCGAAGGAATGGTTGCCGAGGTAAAAGAAGCCGCAGCCGCTATGCCTAACGAAGAAGCGCAAATGAATGACGATGCACAAATGGCAGAAATTGCAAGTGCAATCAAATCCATTATGATTAAGTACACAAAGGATGCCGAGGCAACGGACGAAAGATTTAAAAATCTTGAAGCTAAGTTAGCGGCACAGGAAGCACTTATCACTAAGCAAGCTGAAACTATTGTGGAACTTTCAAAAGAACCAGCGGCAAAACCAGTAAAGGCACAACCATCACAAGCGGTGGCATTGAACAAAAAAGGAAGATTACTTGAAAAAATAAGAAACAACTAAAACTATGAGCACAACAACAATTTACAGACAAATTGACGCTGCGGTTGACTATAAAGCGATTACAGCAGATACAACTTTAACAGCAAGTGATAGCGGTAAAATTATCTCTTTGGATGCGGTAGGTGAAGCTATTACATTGCCAGCGCCCGCAGCGGGATTAAATTTTGAGTTTGAGTGTAACACCACAACAGCAACTTCTGATTGGGTTATTACCGCAACAGGAGCAATCATTTACGGTAGCGCACAGGTTGCTGGAGCTGTTGTAGCCGCTTCGGCAGAAACAACAATTACTTTGGTAGTGGCTAAGTTCCTACCCGGCGATTGGATAAGACTTCGTTCTGATGGCACTAAATGGTACGTAGAAGGTTCAGTAGTAACAGCAGCAGGATGCACCTTCGCATAATTAATTAATAAATAAAAAGAAATGGCAACAACAACAACAGTAAACAGTAACTATGTAGGCAAAGCGGCTGGTGAGATAATCGGTGCGGCTTTTAAAGAAGCCGACACGCTTCGTTTGGGTCTTGTAACCGTAGCGGAAAACGTAAACTATAAGTATCACCTTAGAAAAATCCGTTATACGGATGGAACGGTAGATTATACTTGTGGATTTGCTCCCGAAGGCGCAATCGTTCTTTCGGAAAAGGCCATTGAGCCTAAAAAGGTAATGAACCCTTTCCAAATCTGTAAGGAAGATTTTCGCCAGACTTGGAGTGAGGATTCAATGGGTGCAAGTGCATCAAACCCAAATGCCCCTTCCGATATTATGGAAGCTATCCAAGTAGAGGTTCTAAGTGAGCAAGCCGAAAAGGTGGATTCTGAAATTTGGACGGGAACGGCAGCTACAAACGGTGAGATTGGGGATGGTTTCCTTGTTCAGTTCGCGACAGATGCAAACATCATAAAAGATGGTAACGGAGTAACAGCACCCGGACATTCTGTATCTGAATCCTCAGTTGAGGCAGATTTAAAACTTGCCCTCAATGCAATCCCAAGAGCGGTTCGTAGAAGCAAAACATTGACCGTAGCGGTTTCTCCCGATGTATTCCAAGCGTACAGCTTTTTCCTAATTTCAAAAGGTATCGCAAACGATGGAACGGCAGACGAGAAACAAGTTAAATTCGGTAAGTATATGCTGACCGAGGTTAACGGATTGCCCGACAATACAATTCTTGTTTACGACAAGAAAAACCTAATCTTCGCAACAGGATTGAAAGCAGACCACAACGAACTTACAATTGTTGATGAGGATGAAATCGGACTATTGACCGGACAAGTAAGAGGCAAAATGGTTTACAGCGGTGGTATGGGATACTACAACCCAGAGGAAATCGTTTGGCTTGACTTAACCGCATAATAACAAGGGGCTTTAGCTAGCCCCTATAATACATTATAAAATATGGCTTGTTTATTAACAGCGGGAAGAACAAAGGCTTGTAAGGACAGTTTAGGGGGAAACTCTAAACTATACCTTTACAATGATATTGAAGACCCTTTTACGGTTGTATCTGGTGAGGCAACGGCTATTAATGCGGGAATAACAGAAGTGTTTGAATTTGAGCTTGAAGGGGACGGAAATACATTGGAGCAATCGATGGTTTCAGACAGGAACACAGGCACTACCGTAAACACCCAAACCCTTACAATCGTGTTGAAGAAAATGGATGCGGCAACAAACGCACAATTTAATCTATTGGCGTATGGTTTCCCGCAAGCGGTTGTGAAAGACCGCAACGGAAAATACCACGCAATAGGAATTGATGACGGCATTGATTTTACCGTAGTTGGAAGTACCGGAGGCGCAAAAACGGATTTGAACGGATATACATTAACAGGAGTTTCAACAACGGGCGCATTAGCACCTATTTTAGATGAGGCAACGGTAACGGCATTGTTAGCATTGGTTTAGTTAATAGTTGATTTTTTAATGAACCCTCTTTTTATAACAAAAAGGGGGTTTTTTTGTTTAGTATGTATGAAAGTAGTTGACCCTTCTTTAACGACACACGATGTAACTTTTATTCCACGATTCTATCCAGATAATGTAATTGTGGTTGAATTAAAGAATGAAGTTGATTCTGTTTTATCTACTCCAACAAATACATACTTTGTAAAGGACGGAAAATTAACGGTAAGATTCGATTATACATTTACCGAGAATGATAAATTTCAGATCAAGGTAAGTGAAGGTGATGGAATTGTTTACAGGGGCAAAATATTTGCAACTTCACAAAGCACACAGGCTTTTAAATTAACTGATGGACTTTACCAATATGAGTAATATAAATCTTATACAATTAAGTAATTATGTACGCCCTGCAATTGTGGAGTATAAGTACAAAGGTTATGTGCTTAACGGAAAGAACAACGAATTTTACCAATACATAATCGATAGGTACAATGGAAGCCCTACGAACGCATCCATTATAAATTCTTATATCGACTTGATTTATGGTAGGGGATTGGGTGCGAGTAACTCAAACACTAATTTAAAAGATTGGCTTTATTTAAAGACCATTCTAAAGGATACCGAACTCAAGAAAGTAATTGCAGATTTTGAGTTATTTGGCGAAGCAACGATACAAGTAATAAAAACTAAAGGAGGAAAGGATTTGGCAACTTTGGCGCACGCTCCCACTAATTTATTTGTGCCGAGTATTGAAAATGAAGATGGCGAAATAGAAAGCTATTGGTTTTCCAAAAATTGGAGCAAAACGACTCAAAATCCACCAAAGGAGTTTCCCGTATTTGGAACTTCAAAAGAAAATATTGAAATATTTAGGATTAAGCCGTATAAACCGGGAAAGGATTATTTCGCAGACCCTGACTATTTAAGTGGGTTGCCCTACGCTGAAATGGAGGAAGAAATCGCCAACCTTAATATCAACTCAATCAAGAATGGATTGAGTGCCGGCTACATCATAAACGTCCCCGATGGCAAAAGTTTAAGCCTTGAAGAAAAAGCCGAGTTTGAGAAAAAAATAAAACAGAAATTAACAGGCAGTCCGAACGCAAGTAGATTTATACTTTCCTTTAATGGAAGGGATGCAGAAATTACAATTACTCCATTTCCTGTTAACGAAAATATACACAAACAATGGCAGTTCCTAACAGAGGAAGCAAAGCAACAATTGTTAACCGCTCACAGGGCAACAAGCCCTTCAATAGTTGGGATTGTTTCAAGTAGTGGTTTTTCAAACACCGCAGACGAAATGGACACGGCAGAAGCGCAATTAGTTAAACGTGTCATTGCTCCAAAACAAAACCATATAATAGATGCCTTACAAGATATTTTAGGTTTCTACAATATAAACTTAGATTTAAAATTCATTCAATTGACCGATGCACCAACGGCACAACCGCAGAAGTTGAGCAACGAGGGAAAACAAAATCCTTTTACCGAAGAGCAGATTGATAGGCTTATCGAAATGGGAGAGGTTATAGATGAAAATGAATGGGAAGTAGTAGAAGATGAAAGATGCGATGCAATCACTTTAAAGGAAACACAGTTAAACAAGATTTTCCAACTTGCATCTACGCCAAAAACAACTGATAAAAAAAGCGACCAAGATACTTCACTTTTTAAAATAAGATATAAGTATGCAGGCAACCCATTGCCGGAAAGAATGTTTTGCAAAAAGGTAATGTTTTCAAACAAGGTTTATAGAGCCGAAGATTTGAACGCCAATTATAATTATAATGAAGAGTTTGCCCCCAGTGGACAAAGCAGTTATAATATATTCTTATTTAAAGGCGGGGTTAATTGCAAGCATTGGTGGCAACGTGTTATTTATATGAAAAAAGGAAACGAACAAATAAGCGTAAACGATGCAAGGCGAATGATATTGGAACTCGATCCAAAGGACAGGAAAGATGCAATGTGGCAAAGCAATGATGATAGGGTGGCAAAAGTAGCTGAACCCGCTAATAATTGGTGGAGTTTACAACCTAATTACAGAAGCTAATGGCAACTAAACTATTCATAACACCAGCACAGATAGCGCAGACAACTATAATGGGTGGGAATGTAGATGTTGATAAATTTAATTTCTGTATTGATAATGTACAGGTTATGGTAATTGAACCGATGTTAGGCGCTACGCTATACGATAAGATGTTAACGGACTTTCCTACTTATGCGGGGTTGTATGCTACTCTTTATACAGATTTTATACAGCCGATAGTTAAGTACCAAGCGACAGCGGAATATTTGGAGGTTGCAAGTTATACTTTAGGAAATGGCGGATTATTTAAGCACGCCCCCGATAACCAAGAGGTAGTGGACAAAGACGAAGCGCAGTTTTTGGCGCAAAAATACAGCGCAATGGCTCAAAAGTATGTATTGAATTTCAATAAGTGGATTTGTGGAAAGGGAATTGCTGAATATGATACTTGTAATGATTATGTTAAGCTAACGGGGGGCTGGTATTTCGGAAAATAATGTACGGTATAAGCAATGACATATTAAAATTGTGCAAAGACCTTCAAGGGGGGATTGATACCGTTTATTTATTCCCTTATGTGAAGTATAATCGTAAGCAAATCACTATTTCAGGGCAAAAAGTAACCGTATTTCCGAGTACTGACATATATAAAGTAAAATCAACTTCATCAAGTTTCAATGAAACGACTGAATTTGAGGGCGGTGCGGAGTTTTGGAATCAAAGTTTAACGCTTCAATTCCCAAAAACTACGGTTTTAAGTGAGATTTATAAGCTAACAAGGGCATTTTACAGGGCAATTTATGTCGATAGGATTGGGAATATACGCATTTTAGGACTTTGGAATGGTCTTGAAGCCAATATTACCAATGAAACGGGGAGTGAAAAGGAAAGTTTAAACGGTTATCGAGTTACATTGACTGGAAAAGAGGACAATCAAGCATATTGGATTGATAATTTAAACATCATTTCAGGCTTCGATTTAAAAATATTTATGGATGGAAACACAGCTATCTTCCAAGATGGCAATAATTACATATACAACTAATGGCAAATCAAAGATTAACAGACAAAACAGAACTAACAGCCCCTGATGTAGCGGATAAATTTGAGGTTGTAGATGTTTCGGATACTTCACAAAATCCAGCGGGAAGCACAAAATGGATAACGTGGGCTACATTAAAGGCTTATTTCCTAAAATTTACAGGGCTTTCCGATGTTATTGACACCACATTGGAAGGAAAAGAAGGGCAAGTACCAACGGTTTACACGCCAATCGGTTCTTTGACACCTAAACTAAAGTTGACCCCTATTCCAAGCTATACAGACCTTTATTCGGGAAACACAATTATAAGTGGGGGAATACAAAGTCCTGGCACAGGAACTTTAACTTACCGTGTGTGGGCGAGTTCATTTATAATCAACAATGTAAAATACGATGAGTTTGTAAGTGCCAACGTTACGTTAGACGATGGAGACCCAACAGACCCACGAATAGACGTATTTGCGATTGAGGTTAATGCTTTTGTTGACCCGCCTACATTTTCAGTAGTGGTTATTGAGGGAACGCCCGATGCAAGCCCTGTAAAGCCAAGTGTTGATTTAACAAACCAAGTTGAGGTATCGTTTAGGGTAATTGCAGCCAATGAAACAAACGACACAGATACGGTTGTGGATTTGATTTATAACGAAGCAACGGGCGAGCCAAACGAATGGAACAACACATATCTATTGGCTGGGGGAAACTTAACAGATACTTCAAGCCCTTATTTGGGAGCGGTATCTTTGAGCGTTCCCGCTGTTACGAATGATTATGTGCAATGGACTAATTTAACGGATATAACATATTTGTCAGACCAGAAATTAAACTTTGCCATTAAACTTTCTGCGTGGAACAATGGACAAACTATTGAATTTAAGATTATAGATTCCGCAACAGGTACTTATAGGCTATTATCGGTTAACGGACTTAATGCAAGGGAGTTCGGAATCAATATAGTTTCAACTGCTTGGCAACCAGTACAGATACCCCTTTCAAGATTTGTAAAGGCGGGTTTTGTAAATACGTTCAATAGATTGGAGGTAAGATTTAGAAGCACCGCACCGATGTTATTGGACTGGTTCAACATTCAATCGGGATTGGGGCAACCACCTACTTTTGTTTATGTTAAATCGGTTGTTGCTGGTTCAAATATTGCAGTTGACAATTCAGACCCCGAAAGACCTGTAGTTAGCGCAGACCTTAGTGATTACTATACAGCACTTGAAGTTGATGAAGAAATTTCAGGCGCAAGGTTTCTTCAACAATACACAATAGGAACTTTACCAACGCCCCCGGGGGCAGGTTTGCAAGTTTATGTAACGGATGGAACTGATTCAGCGGTTAATCCGGGAACGCCAGTAGGGGGAACAGGAACAACCGTAAGGGTAGTATTTTATAACGGAACAATTTGGACTTATTAATATGGCTTGTATAGTACAAAGAAATTTGAAATGTAGGGTTAAGGATAGCACCTTCAAAAGTGTTAATTTTACCTACTTAGATGCGGATAACAATCCTGTAGATTTAACCGATGCCGAGATACGTATTCAATTTCGTTACCGTTCCAAAACAGGGGCAATAGTAAAGGATATTTCGGTAGGTACGGGAATAACCCTTACCGATGCGGTAAACGGAATATTTACAATAGATAAGTTTACGCCCGTTGATTGGGCAGTGGATAATTATTATTACGATGCACAAGTAACTTTCCCAAATGGCGACATTGGAACTTATGTTTGGGGGATGGTTGAGATAGTACAGAATATAACGGACGTATAAAATGGCAGAGGAAATACAGGTAATAGTTGACGATACGCAAGAAGATGTATCTATTTATGTAGGTACACCAAGTGCGGGGGTTAATAGTGTGACAGGCGATGGGGTTGGTGGCACGGCTACTAATGTTGTAATGACATTTCCTACTCCTGCTGAGATAGGCGCTTTAGAGAAAGTTTTCTCCGAACCCTACGCCACTATAACGGCAATGATAGCCGACCAAGCAAATCAAGACGACCAGACTATTTTGGTTGTAACAGATGCAAGCGACGATGAAAACATAACCTTTCCAGCAGGAGAAACAAAACTAAAAGCTACTTACCGTTACAAAGGAGTCGCTAATGGTGCTATTGGGGATTATGAGTTGCTAAGTGTGCCGTATGGTAATTATGTCGCTTTAGGAGAAACTTCTTCTACTGCTTATAGAGGTGATAGGGGAAAAACTGCTTATGACCATAGCCAATCTGCTCACGCTCCTGTAAATGCTACAGTAAACGATACAGATGCTAATTTAAGAAATAGAGCAACTCATACAGGAACTCAATTAGCTGCTACAATTAGCGACTTCTTTTCACAAGTAAGAGCCACAGTTTTAACAGGAATCTCATTTGTAACGGATACAGCAGTAACAGCTACCGATAATATTCTACAAGCAATAGGTAAGCTACAAGCGCAGGTAACAATCAACAACGCAAAAGTAACTAATGCCACCCACACTGGCGATGTAACAGGCGCAACCGCCTTAACAATTGCGAACAAAGCGGTAACTAATGCAAAGCTGGCAGATGTTGCAACAGCTATAATTAAGGGAAGAAAAACAGCGGGAACGGGAGCTGTTGAAGATTTAAGCGCAGCAGATGTACGCACCCTTTTGAATGTAGAAGACGGAGCACAAAAAAACGTAAAGCCAAGCTGGACAGCTCCCGTTGGCGATCCCAAAGAAATTGAAAACAAGCCCTCGCAGCTAAATTTCAGCGTCTACAATCAAAATAAAACCAATAAAAGGGTAATTTCCACCACGTCAAAGAGTAGCATCGTTACTGCTACCACAGGGGTCAAATCGATACCCAGCTATGCTTTGAATGACAGTTTCATTGGTCGGGTGTTCGGCTTTTTCGATAATGCAGGAACAGCAAGAACTGTTCAGGCATTTTTCACCATAGGAAACAGGGAGTACAGCACAAGCATCACCGCAACGGAAACGGGATTAGTGCCTTTTCAAATAGATTACGCTATTAATTTCCCAATTGCTCGTGAAGCTAATATATCAGGTATAATTAGAGTTGGAGCAGCTTCAAAAGCTATCGACTTGGATTTTGCGATAATCACAGGATTGGATTTTGATATACAGACCACCCTAAACGGGGGAACATTAACTATTAACAGCAGTTATCTGCATAGAAACCACAACGGATAATGGCAGAAACTTGGTTCCAAATAGCGGGGAGAAATCTTAGCTTCAAGAGTAGGCCAATTAGTTTCTATGTAGAAACTACAGATGGCTCTGATTACACGCTTGTACTAGAAAATGGTGAGAGTGGCACGTTTGCTAGTGGAAAAACTTCCGTTATAATGTACAGCGGGGTGCAATCTTACCCAAAGTTTCACATTGTAGAAGCGTCGAAAGTCAAGAGATTTGATGTTAATGATACGCTATACGTTGATACGCCTGTTTTAGCGTGGAGCAATATAGAAAGATTAGTAATCAATGTTAATGCACGGGGCAATGTAAGTGCAGTAGGCAATTGGACTAATATAACATATCTCTTGATGTATGGCAACTCCCTCACGGGCGATGTAAGTGGTTATTCGGCTCTTGT